TATAGCGCAAGAGCTAGAAAAGACTAACCCTGAGTTTGTAAGAGAAGACGTTCAAGGATTTAAGTCTGTTGCTTACATAGATTTATTAATTGCTAAAATTGCTGAATTAGAAGCAAGATTGGAAAAACTAGAAAAATAATGCCAGGAGTACCAGATACAACCACTTTCACTTTAGCAGATGTAGTAGCGGCGGTATTGCCGTCATCAAATGATCTACAAGAGTGCTTCGATGATTCAGTTGACGGGGCTTTTGATTCTACTTATGGACCTGGTAACAAAAGCAACTTACTTCAGTTTAGAAATTACGGCAACGATATAGCTGCCCAAAATTCAGTATATATAGGAAGTGTATGGGGAACGGATGCTTGTGGTGCTACTAGAAACGGTTTAGTTTGGAAAAACAAAAACCCTAGCTCTGTAGAAAATGGAGATAAGTTTTGGGTTGACAATAATGGATCTCCTGGCAATCCTTTTCCAGGGCAGACTTTTTTAAGCTATACTTGTTTTACAGGTTTAAACGCTGTTACTTTTAGTTTATCTAGTTCAGGTATTGCTTCCAACGTAGAATTTTGTAGTTTACCATCTTTAGTTTTAAGCGATGTATATTACTATTTAACTGGTAGTACTTTTTCTACACCTGTAGATTACTACTATAGTAGCACTATTGGTGACGCTAGCAACTTGTCTCCAGGAGATATTTTATATACAGACGCAGCACTCACAACACCTTTAGGTACACATAGCGGCTATGGATCTAATATTAGGTACTTGCAAAATGGTGCAGCTACTACTACTACTATATGTGGAACGAGTTCTACTAGCCATATTAATATTAGTAGCAACAACACTGGTGTTATACAGCGAGTGAACTGCGGTGCTGTATAATGAATAAATAAATAAATAAATAAATAAATAAAAACAAAAATTATGACAACTTACAATTGGAATTGCAAAACAGTAGATTGCTACCCAGAACAAGACAAAGAAGCGGATGTAGTGTACAATGTACACTGGATTGTAACAGGTGTATCAGATGAGGTAGATTCAAAAGGAAATCCTTACTCGGCTACTAATATAGGAACACAAGCTTTAGACACAAGTCAGATAACAGAATTTATACCGTTTGATCAATTAACAAACGATGAAGTAGTCGCTTGGACTAAAGGAGCTATGGGTGAAGAACAAGTTGACAGTATTGAAGCAAGCATACAAAGTCAGATAGATAGTTTGATTACACCTACAAGTGTTACATTGACTATTGGAGAGCCTGTACCACCAACGCCTGAAGTAGAAAATGAGGAGTAATACTTATTTGATTAAAAATAGATAATATTTTGTATATTTGATAAAAAATATAATCTAATGAACAAATTAACTGAAGAACAATTAAAAAAATTACAAGATCTTTTAGGATCAATTCAAAAAGGACAGTCACAAATTGGATCTCTAGAATCACAAAAACATGATTTGTTACACCAGGTAGCTGAACTACAAAAGCAGTTCTCTGATTTTCAAAATGAACTAGAAAAAGAGTATGGATCAGTAACTATTGATATTACTGACGGCTCTTTTAAGTCAATTGACGAAAGTGAAAGTCTAGATAAAGAATAAATAAAAATTCTTTAATGGATATAAGAAAAATTTCTATAGGTCCTGACTATAAATCTAGTGCCATGCATTATATTATTGGTCAGGACATATTAAAAGGTAGTTACAATATACATCACATAAGACATGAGGAGTCTAGCGATTCTTTTAAGATATGGATTAAGTCTACGCATAACCAAGAGATTGTCTTGTGGAAGCGATTTGTAAATATGCCTGTATCTATTGAATATAACATTAACTTCTAATGAAGTCGCCTTATTTATTTATTACTAAGCCTTTAAGTAATAAAAGATATAATAACACTAAGGACATAGGTGGTGTTGATTTTATAACAAGCACATCTGAGGAAAACCATAAAGCATCAAATAGAATTGCTGAAGTTATAGCAACTCCTATTGTTTATGATGGTCCTATAAAACCAGGATATAAACTATTAGTACATCATAACGTTTTTAAATTTTACAACGATATGCAGGGTAGGCGTAAGAGTGGTAGAAGTTTTTTTATGGATGATTTATTTTTTGTTGAGCCTGACCAATTTTATATGTATCATGATGGTGATAAATGGAATGCTAGTGGAAGATATTGTTTTACAAGTCCTGTTCCTACAGAAGAATATTACTTGTATAAAAATACAAATGAAGAACCTTTAGTTGGAGAAATAAAATACAGTAATGATTACTTACGTTCTCAAGATATAAATCCTGGAGATAAGATTTGCTTTAAACCTGAAAGTGAATATGAGTTTGAGGTAGATGGGGAAAAACTTTATAGAATGTTTGACCATCAAATAACAATAAAATTATGAATGACCAACCTAAAAGAAAAAAACGACCAAGAATAAAATATAATCCAAATCGCAATGGACTCAAAAAATTTAAAGAAGAATATTATTCAGGCAGGGATGAGAGCCGTAGAGCAACTAATTAAGGTTGCTAAAGAAGATATTATAAAGCCAGATCCTGAAGACGAACTAGCTGCTGATAGATTAAAAAATGCTGCAGCGACAAAAAAGCTAGCTATATTCGATGCGTTTGACATATTGACTAGGTTAGAGAATGAAAAAAATTTAATGGAAATCGAAGAGCGAGGTCCAAGTAAACTAGATACTAAACAAGGATTTGCAGAAAGAAGGTCTTCATAACTTACATACAGTTTTAAATGACTATATACCTAAAGGTGTTCTTAAAAAAAAGAACAGAAATAAGTCGTGGCAATATGGTTATAATGAACAGTATGATGTTGTTGTGATATCTAAAACAGGACAAGTAGGTGATGTTTACGATATAAATGGATTGAGAATAGGTTTACCTGTATCTCCTGAGTCTCTTCAAAGAGACAAAAACAAATGGCATCGTAAAGATTCTCCTAAAGAGTTATTAAAAATACAATCTATATTTCAATGGAATGAGCAGCCAAATACTTTTAAGGCTAGGTGGGTTGATTATATTGAAGATGAGTTTGATAAAAGAGAGCAAGGTAGTTGGTTTGTAAACAACAACAACCCTACATATATAACTGGTTCTCATTATATGTACCTTCAATGGACAAAGATTGATGTAGGGTATCCAGACTTTAGAGAAGCTAACAGAATTTTTTATATTTTTTGGGAGGCTTGTAAAGCAGACCCTAGATGTTTTGGAATGATATACCTAAAGATTAGGCGTTCAGGTTTTTCATATATGGCTTCTGAAGAATGTGCAAATGTTGCAACAATATCTAAAAATTCTCGTATAGGTATTTTATCTAAGTCAGGTTCTGATGCAAAAAAAATGTTTACAGATAAGGTTGTTCCTATTGTAAGAAATTACCCTTTCTTTTTTAAGCCTGTTCAAGATGGTATGGATAAACCTAAAACAGAATTAGCCTTTAGAATTCCTGCATCTAAGATTACTAAAAAAAATATGCATAATGTAGATAATGAAGAGATGGAAGGCTTGGATACTACTATTGACTGGAAAAATACTGACGACAACTCTTATGATGGTGAGAAGTTACTTTTACTAGCGCATGATGAAAGTGGTAAATGGCTTAAACCAAACAATATACTAAATAATTATCGTGTTACCAAAACCTGTTTAAGATTAGGTAGAAGAATTATTGGCAAATGCATGATGGGTTCAACATCAAATGCGTTAAATAAAGGAGGTGAAGAGTTTAAAAAACTTTACTATGATTCTAATCCTAATAACAGAAGTAACAATGGTCAAACCAAAAGCGGATTATATTCACTTTTCATCCCAATGGAATGGAATTTTGAAGGTTACATTGATGAGTATGGTATGCCTATGGATGATGTTATTGATTACTGGAACAATGAAGTTGAGAGTTTAAAGAATGACGCTGACGCATTAAATGAATTTTATAGACAGTTTCCTAGAACTGAGTCTCACGCATTTAGAGATGAGAGTAAACAGTCTTTGTTTAACCTTACACGAATATATCAACAGATTGATTACAATGATTCTCTGATAAAGGAGCATCATGTTACTAGAGGTTCTTTCTCTTGGAAGAATGGAATAAAAGATACAGAGGTAATATGGACTCCAAACACAAGGGGTAGATTTTTAGTTAGTTGGATTCCAAAAAAAAATATGCAGAACAGGTATAGGAAAAATCATAGGGGAGAATTTTTTCCTGCAAACGAACATCTTGGTGCTTTTGGTTGTGATAGTTATGATATATCTGGAACAGTAGGAGGCGGTGCTTCTAATGGTGCTTTGCACGGAATAACAAAGTTTAATATGGATGATGCTCCTAGCAATCAGTTTTTTTTAGAGTATGTAGCTAGACCTCAGACTGCAGAAATATTTTTTGAAGAAGTATTAATGGCTTGTGTATTTTATGGTATGCCTATATTAGTGGAAAATAATAAACCTCGTTTACTATATCATTTTAAAAATAGAGGCTACAGAGGATTTAGTATTAACCGACCAGACAAACTTAAACACAAGCTCTCTAAGACAGAAAAAGAACTTGGGGGTATACCTAACTCAAGTGAGGCGGTAAAGCAAGCTCACGCAGCTGCTATTGAGTCTCATATTGAATCTCATGTTGGTTTAATAGGTCCTGACGAAATGGGTTATATGCCTTTTAGTAGAACCTTAGAGGATTGGGCAAAGTTTGATATAAGCAACAGAACTAAGTTTGATGCGTCTATTAGCTCAGGTTTAGCTATAATGGCTTGCCAAAGACACTTATATCAGCCTGTAAAAAAACAATCAAATATTATTGTTAACTTTGCTAGATACAACAATAAAGGAAGTCGTAGTGAAATAATTAGATAAATGAAAGATGTAAAAATAAATGTTTCTTCTGTTGGGTTTCCAAGTCAGTTTGTTTCTGATAGAGAAAAAGCATCAGATGAATTTGGCTTGCAAATAGGTCAAGCTATTCAATACGAATGGTTTAAGAAAGATGGAAATCAATGTAGATACTACAATCAATGGAAAGACTTTTACAGACTACGCCTTTATGCTAGAGGTGAGCAATCAGTTGCTAAATATAAAAACGAACTTGCGGTTGATGGAGATTTAAGTTACTTAAACTTAGATTGGACACCTGTTCCAATTATACCAAAGTTTGTAGATGTTGTTGTTAATGGTATGAACGACAGGTTGTTTGATGTTAAGGTATATGCAGAAGATGCAATGTCTCAATCTAAAAGAAGTAAGTATCAAGATATAATACAAGGTCAAGCAGCGGCAAAAGACATATTGCAAATTGTTCAAAAAGAAACGGGAGCTGATCCCTTTATAATGAATCCCGATGACCTTCCTCAAACTGATGAGGAGTTGAATCTTTATATGCAGCTTAAATATAAGCCAGCTATAGAAATTGCTGAAGAAGAAGCTATAAATACAATTTTTGCAGAGAACCATTATAATGATGTTAGAAAAAGAGTTGATTATGATTTAACTGTTTTAGGTATTGGATGTACAAAGCATGAGTTTTTGCCAGGTTCTGGAGTTGAATTAAAATACGTAGACCCTGCAAACATTGTTTACAGTTATACAGAAGACCCACACTTTAAAG